CGTCAGTTCGCCGCCACTGTAGTTAGCGCTGCCCCCGCTGCCGATGATTTCGCCGAGGCCGTTGTCGGTGGATCGGTAATCGTAACGACGTACCGACTCCGATGTGATCGTTGTCGTGACCTCCCGGACCACCCATCCCGACGGTCCATAATAGAGATCGACCTGATGAATCGTCTTGTCCCATTTGATCGTGCTTTGCGTGCTCCACAATAGCGTGATGCTGCCCGGCTCCACGGCCTCGCCCAGATCGACGACCGCGATCCCGCCCGGCGCCGAGACGCCGGTGAAGGTCTGCTGGGTCTGGGTGACCCGCTGATAATCCAGGCCGATTTGGCTGTTGGCATCCGGTGGCACGGTGAATTCCAGCCGCAGATCGCCGATCACGGCGCTGGCATAGCCCGTACAGTCACCGCTGATGGTGCCATCGACCGCGACCGTCGCCGTTTTTTCGACCCCGCCGACCGGCCAGGTGATCGTCATCGTGCCCGGCTTAAACGCCTCGCCCAGCGAGTGAGTGACGATGATTTTGGTGTCGATGGCCGCGTTGCCGGCCTGAATGCTGGTATGCACCGGGGTCGCCCAGGCCAGCATGAGTTGACTGCCCACGTCCGGCAGCGCGCCCAGCGTGACCGGCGCCGCCCCGGTGATGTAGCTGACTGTGCCCGCGCCGAACGATGGGTCCGAGCCGCTGACCGTGCCCGCGCCGTTGTCGCTCAGCACGTACCAGTTGCCTTGCGCCATGTACGCCAGCGTGAAGGTACTGGGCAGCGGAATCGGCGCCAGGGTCTCAATCCAGTTGAGGCGGCGGTTTTCGGCCGTGACCGTGATCGCCCGCGTATGCGATTGCATCGCCACGGCGGCGGCGGGGATGTAGCTAATCGTTGCCGTGCCGCTGGCGGACGGGGCCGACGACCCCAGCGCGCAATCGCCGGTGGCGTAGGTCCACAGGCCGACGGTTGTCCCGCTGTGTATCGCGTTGCCCGCGCCATCGTCGGTGATCGTCACGCCACCGACCGTGACGCTAATCGAGCCGGGATACGCCCCGGTGTCGAGCACGATCTTGCCGTTGGGGGCGATGACCGCTCCGGCGACGGTGTAGCTCAGCGTAGTGGCGCGGCTGGCGATCATCGGCGTCTGCTGGTTGGACATCGGCTGATTGACCAGCGATGTCGGCGTCTCAGCACTGGGCACAAGCTGGGCGAACATCGATGTCGCGCGGATTTTCAGCTCAGTGGCTTGCGCGGCCTCGGCGACGCGCGTGCTGCCGTAAAATTTAGCGGCATTGGCGACCGTGGTGTCGCGAATACGGGTCTTGCCGGTATAGTTGTAAGTGTCGTAGCGATTGACGGTGTGGCCGGTAAAGTCATAGAGCAGATCGCCGGACAGGCTCATCGTGACGATCCAACGCACATAATCGCCCTGGTCGTCGGTGAACGTGGTTTCGACCGCGTCTACTTGGATGACTCGGACGTATTGCTCCTGTTCTGTCGATAGCCCTTCGTCTTGCACTAAACAAAGAGTCTTTCCGACTGGCGGGAGCGCGGTATTGACGCGCTGTATGACGCTGATCGCCTGCATGTTCTTGATGTGATTTTCGTTCAGCACGCCATGCCAGAGCGGTCCTTTATAGAGATAGGCTTCAACTCGGTTTGCGGCCTCGGCGCGGGTCCCGAACGGATTGTCAATCGTAAACAGCGCATAACCCAAAGCTGGGTCTGCCGGGAGTCCGGTGATGGCCGTCTTCGCGCCGCCATACAGGTCTGTATCAAGCGAGCGAACCCCCAGAGCAAGCCCGCGTAAATTGAGTCGTCCGTATACTCGATCAAGGTCCGATGGGTCTTCGAACACGTTGTTCATTGCGCCATCGACGACGACTTCGCCGATTGCCGCGCCGCCGCCCTCCGGCACGTCGTCCATCACTTGGGTTCTGAGATAGACGATGTTCTGTTCTTGGATGGCCATGGTTCGCTCTCTATACTGGGTTCACGGCTAGGGTCGCGACCGAAAAGGGGCTGACCGCAGACGGCCCCCTGCCGCGCTCCCGCCTCGGTCTGCGTCTACTGCGGAGACTCTCGATGTCCATCGCTCCCGAACACCTGGCCAACATCCGTTTATGGGTGCTGCAACGCGCCATTGCCGCCTTGGTCATGACACACCCAGACCCCAAAGCCTTCGCAGAAATATTCCGAACCGCCACCGGCTTGGCACAGGTCGATCATCTTCTGGCGCCGGATGCACCCGATGCCTGGAAACAGGAGGCGGCGGACTTTGCGCGAGGAATCGCGGAGCTGGCCGACGCCGAAGTTGCATATCGACGGCAACAAAAAGATCGTGGAGGCTGACGCGACCATATTGGCGGTCCAGTTCGTGTGCGTTCATGCGGAACTCCCTTTGGCGCGTTCAAGTTCGTCGAGGAAACTGGTGGGGTCAGTGGTGGTGGTGGTGGTGAGGCTCTTATTGCCAGCCGTCAGATCCAGCCTGTAGGTCTTGCCGGTGCTGATGCCACCGCTGGCGCTGGATAATGAGGTCGTGGTGCTGGAGGTGGACGAGGTGGTATCGGTGCTGGCCTTGGCATCGGCCTTGATGTTCTTTTCCTTCAACGCGTTCAACTCGGTGAGCTTGCGAGCTTGCTCTTCGTAGAGCGCCACGAGTTCCCGGTTGCCTTCCAGTTCGGCTTGACTGCGCTTGGCTTCGATGTCCGCCAGCGCCTGCTGGTAGTCGAGCTGCTGCTTGAGCAAATTGGCTTTTTCGGTGTCGCCTTGTTCCGCGGCGATTTCGGCATTGAGGCGGGCAATGTTGGCGCGAGCGTCATCGGCCTCTTGCTGCATTTGTTGGAGCTTTTTATTCGCGGCGTCGATTTCGCTTTGCAGCCGGCTCAGTGTTTGCTGATCCAGCAGCTCCATGCCGTTGATGCTGTGTTCGGCCTCGGATACGAGGTTGCGCAATGCGTTGGTGTTGGTGTTGGCTCCGTCGCTGGCATCCTTCAAGCGCCCGGCCAACTCAGTAGCGGCGATGGCTTGTTCCAGGTACGCTTTTCTGGCTTGGTTGGCGATATCGACGTTTCTTTCGAATGCATCCCAATACGGCCCGATGATGTCTCGGTTGTGCTCGATAGCCTGGTTGACTTGCTCCATCTGCAAGCGCAGTTGCCCGAGTTCGCCGCGAAAGTTGTGACCGAACGAATCGCCAATATCGTTGACGCGCAGCATGTGCGAGATCAGCGCGTTCATGCCGTCGGACAGACCGGACAGCTCGCGCAAGGCACCGGTGGCGGCGTCTTCCATGAGTGCGTAGGACTTCGCTTGCTCTTCGGTGGCCTTGGTATCTTCTTTTGTGGCGGCGACGTGCTGTTCCGTGGCCCCCGAGTCTTCATTCTTTGTAGCAATCAGGCTTTTTAGCTTCTCGGTCGCCAGTTTTTTGGTCTCGGCATCACTGCTGGTCGCCGCGACCTCCGCCAACAGTTGCGCATAGCGTAATTTCTGGATCTCTAGCTCTTGTTTCTGTAGCGCGGTCCCCCCACCAATCGACTCAAGGTACGCGGCTTGCGCCTGCACAACCTGCTGTAACGCCACGGCCTCTTGTTGTTTAGCCGCCGCAACCTCTTCGGCCTTCGCCGCTTCAAGCTCAGCTAGCTCCACGCTTTTGAGGGCTACCGTCGCCGAATCGCCCTTAGCTTTCGCTAGCGCAATCTCTGCCCTCAGCGCATCTGCCTGTGCTCGCCCGGTCTGCTCCAGCGCGCTGGTATATGTCCCCTGCTGATTCGCCGCGTCCTGACTGGTCTTTGCCACGGCTTGCAGCTCAACGGCGCTGGCCTTGTGCTGGGCAGCCGCCTGCCCGCTTGCGGTTTTCTGGGCAAGCATGGCATCGGCGAGGTCTTGGCTCGTGGCGGCGGCGGCATCGGCGGCATCGGCCAGTTGTTCGAGGGTGATCTTGCCGGCGAAAAAATCCTGCTGGGCTTGCTGCGCGGCGGTATTGGCGCGTTCGGCGATGGTCGCGTAATCGGCCAGCGACTTGTTGAGGGTCTGGATTTCGGTGGCCGGCAGGCCGTCCTTGAGCCGCTGATTGGCGGCGGCGGCGGCGTCGGTGCTGGTGGTGAGGCGGGCATAGGCGGCCTGCATCTCTCGCCCGTCGGTCGCCACCTGATTGATCAGCTCGGTGGCCTTGGCCTGGAGGCCGTTGGCGGTTTCGCGCAGCTCGTTGGCGCGCTGTTGCGTGCCCAGCCCGATCTTGCTGGCCACCTCTTCCATGTTGGCCAAAGTCTGTACGGCGCTGGCCGCGACCGCCAGCAACGCCGATCCGCCGGTGCGAAATCCAGCGGTCACCGCGTTCCAGGCGATGGTGACCACATCAGCGGCCGTTTTACCTGCGCTAGCGATGGATTGGAATGACTCAGCCGCGCCAGACGCGAAAGACTGAAGGCTTTGCAGCGCGCCTTTGAAGTCGAACCCGGCGATAAAGTCTTGCGCGGCTTGGATGCTATTAACCACGAATTCCTTGATCGCCGCTTGCGCTGGCTTGAGCGCGCCGCCAATCAGATTGGTATTCAGCGCTGCTGCCGCGTCGTTGGCGGCCTTGGTCAGCGGCTCCAGTACCGGATCAAATAGCGCGGTCTTGACGTTATCCCATGCGCTTTGCAGCCCCTTGAGCGCGCCTTTCAGGTTTCCGCCGATGCCATCGGCGGCTTGTTGCGCCGCGCCGTCGGCGCTGCGGAGCTGCCCGGTTAGGTCGTTCAGGGATTGCTGACCTTGCCCGATCAGTGCCCGCAGCCCAGGGCCGGCAGTCTCTCCGAAGGCGAGGATGGCGGCGTTGCTGGCGTCGCCCTTGGCAGCCAATTGCCCGACCACTTCACCCAGGTCGCGGGTGGTGATGCCCAGCGCGGACAACTCCTTGCTCGCGGCGCTGGCGGGATTGGTGAGCTGGGTCAGGATGGCGGCCAGCGCGGTGCCGGCCCGTTCGCCTTTGATGCCGGCGTTGGCGAGCGCCGACAGCGCACCGACGGTTTGTTCCAGGTCCAAACCCGCCGTGCGAGCAATACCGCCGGCGGTGGACAGGGCTTGCGCCAAGGCGCTGGCGCTGGTGGTGCTGACGTTCGCGCCCTTGGCCAGAACATCGGCCATCTTGCCGGCCTGTTCGAAGCCCAGCCCCATGATCGACAGCGAGTCGGAGAGCTTCTCCGCCGCCGCGTCCATGCTGATCCCTTCGGCCTTGGCCAGCGCCAGCACCGGCGGCAGGGCCTGCATGACTTGCGTGGCGTTGAGTCCGGCGGCCGCCAGGGACTCCATGCCTTGCGCGGCTTCGGTGCCGGTCAGCCCAAACTTCGCGCCGACCTCGACCGCCGCTTGCTTGAGCTGCGCCATGCTCTCGGCGGTGTAGTCGCCCTTGGCCTGGACCTTGTCGAGCTGGGCCTCGAATTCCTTGGCGCCGTCCAGTCCCCCGCCGAATAGATCGCCGAACTTCTCGCGGATCTTGCCGGCGACGACGCTGATTTCGGAGTCGAGGAATTTGACGACGTTGACGATCTTCGCGAGGACGCCGCTGGCGGTGTCCTTGGCCGAAATGATGAGCTGGAGCGCGAGATTACGGTCGGCCATGACTATCCATTACTGACCGAAGAGTCACGGCCGCGCTCGTCGATAAATTCGACCGCGCAAACCGTCTCGGAAGCCACCCCAATATCTGGGTGACGTAGCGCGAATTGATCGCCCCATGTGTGCCAGTCGTCCGGGCTTGAATCGGTCAGCCGAACGACAAGGACCGTTTTCCCATCGGGGCGGATGAACTCATACAGCAGCGCGTATCCTGATGGGTTAATTAGTGATTTTTTGGCCATGACAGGTGATCAGACCGTCTGCAACAGCACGGTCAGGGTGTAGGGGTCGGTGTTTTCGTGCGGGGCGATATGACGCACCGGGTCGGCCGTGATTCCCTCATCGCGAAAGGTCACGGCGAAGGTTCGCCCGTCTTCCAGGGTCAGCGTTCCGGTCCAGTCGGGGATTGCGTTCAGCGCTTCCAAAGCGTCAACAGTCGCGCGATCCAGCCAGATGTAGCCGTCGCCCTCGTGCTGGGCGACCAGCGTGATCGGCCGACCGCTCTGCTTGACGCCCAGATCGATGATCGACGCGCCGGTCAGCCCGTATTCGTGCGAACGGGCCACCGGCGACCACTGATATTCGTCGGTCCAGCGCAGGTCGCCGGGCAGCGTCACCCCGCCCAGCGTAATGGCCATGGCTTAGGCGTATTCCCGATACTGATAGGGTCCGGCCTTGCCGGTCGGGACGATGACGGTGCCCTTGAAGGTCAGGCTGATCGGGTCCTTGCTGATGAAATCGATGGCCCCGGACGGACTGATGTTGGCCTGCCAGACCTCGACCTCCATCGCCTTGTTGCTGAACAGGTTGACACCCACGCCCCGAATCGCCACTTGCAAGACCGTGTCGGTGCCGGCGTCGATCTTCTTGCCGGTCCGGGCCGTGGCGGCGGCGGTGTAGCTGACCGTGGAACCGTCGGCGATGGTGCCCGTGCTCAGCACTTTGCACAGACCGCCCGCCATATCCACTTCGTAGTCGGTCCCTTCGGTTTTCCCGGCGATCACGAATTCGGTCAGGCTGTTATGCGACAGCCCCACCCACTTGTCATGCCGGGCGACGAAGTCGGTGGCGGCATCAGTGATCAACCGCGCGGTTTGGGTGTAGGTCGCGGGTGTGCCCAGCATCGCCATGCTGAGCAAGTCCGGGTCACAGTCATCAATAGAAAACTCGATTTCCGTCGGTTTCGGCCGGTTGTAGGAGTCGCCGGCTTGCCCGTAGTTGGTGCGGGTGTAGAGCGTCCTGACGACTTGATCGGGGTCTGGCTGGGTCAGCTTGAGGGTCGTGGTGTTGACCGGGCCGAAATAGCCGACGTTAACGCCGGCACTGAGCCGGGCGATGTAGGGATCGATAGCGACAAGCAAGCCGGACATGGCAAATCCTCAAGTCACGGTGAAGGTAAAGGTCTGGTCCCAGCGCAGCCCCCACAGGGCGACGCGCAAGTTATTCGTGGAACCGGTGTAGAGGTTGCTGGCGTTTAAGGAATTCATGTCGGGCAGCCGCGCTTCTTCCAGCCCCCAACGCTGGCCGGGCACCCACAGCAGCAGGTCGAACGCGGTGTCCAACGCCACGTCGTCGCGGGCCTCGGTCGCGGTGTCCGACCCCAGCACGAACAAGCCCCAGCGCAACGCGCTGCGCCACTTATTCACGCCGGCCGGCTGTAGGCCGGGCAAGGTGGTGCACGCCACCAGGATCACCGGGGCCTTGCTGAGCAGAAATGGCAACTCGCGCTCCGTGAAATTCCCGCCGTGCGCCTCGACCTTAAACGCCGTGTAGCGCACGGTGAGCGCGGCCACGATGGCGTCCTGGATTTCGCTGGGGGTCACAACGTCCCCCGCCCGAAGACACGGGGTTTACTGGACGTGTAAACGGTCGTGACGGCCGCTTGATCGGCGGGGCGCGGCGGCAAAACCTCGCCCTTGGCGATGGCGTCCAACTGCGCCATGCCCGAATCGAACCGTTTGCGCCGGTCGGCAAAGTCGGACTGACTGGCCAGCGCGGTGGGCGTGGCCAGATACAGCGCCAAGTCCACCGCCAGTTCCACCACCCACGTCGGCACCGGCGTGGTCAGCGGCACCGTCCAGCCAATCGCCCGCAGCACCGGGTCGATGAGCGCGTCCGCCGCGACCAGCGCCCGGCCGATAGCCACCGTATCGAGGTTGTTGTCGGCATCGCGCGGGCCGGCTTGCGCCAGCTCACCCGGATAGCGCGCCTCGATGTCGGCTTGGGTGGCGTTGGTCATGACTTAGCCGGCACCGGTGCTGCCGTAGGCCAACTGCCAGAAACCGTATCCGCCCGCCGCGCGCGCCTCGGCGCCGTACTTGAACTTCTTGCGCATGAACACGTCGTCGGCTTGCAGATCGGTTTGCTGTACGAAGGTCGGGGCCTTCCGTTCCTGGTAGATGAGCGGCTTGACCGGCTTTTTGGTGTCCAGCAGGTACCATTCGGTATCCGTGGCCAAATCCGGCACGACCAGCAGTTGCGCGGTCCCCTTGTAGGGGTTGACCTCGCCATCATCCAACCGCTCGCTCATCAGCAGCGCGTTGCCCACGTCTTCCAGGGCCGGCGGCACCACCAAGGTATCGGGGATCACGTTCAGCGAGCGACCTTCGTCGTCCTTGAACTTGCGCATGGCGGTGCGGGCCGCGCCATAACTGGCGAGGGCCGCCGCTTGGGTCGCGACCGACAGCGCCGTCGTTCCCTTGTTGCTGACACTCGCGCCGGCCACCTTGTGGGTGGTCGCGAAAAAGGTCAGACCATCGAACCCCTTGCCGGTAAAGTTGAGCAGCGAGAACACCAACTCGTCCGGGAATTGCGCGGCGGCAAAGCCGGCCGACTGCGCTTGCGGCGCGTAAATGCCGAGCGTGTCGTCTTCGATGTGATTGCGATCCACCTCCACGGTGGTCTCCCAATCCTCGTTGACGACCGTGTAGCTGAAGGCTTCCAAGCTCTTGACGTGCTTGTCGCCGATCCAGCGTTTCATCTTCGGAAACTCGGACAGCCACTTGTAGTCGTTCTGCGCGCTACCCGATGGCGCGCGCATGGCGATCCTGGCCCATTGCGTGGGCGCGGCGGCGAACGCGCGGTTGAATTCCGTGCGCAGATTGGTGAATACCGCATTGAGCGTCGAGGCATTGACGAGCATGAAGGGGCTCCTTAATCGATCCAGACCCAGACGCCGGCCGAATCCAGCCCCATGACCTGGCCGGCGACGGATTTACCGGTGGAGGTGTGGCTGACGGTCTGGTCGTCGGTGATGTAACAGGACTTGCCCAGATCGCCCTGCACGACGGGGTCGCTGCCGTCGTTGGCGAACTGAAACGCCTTGCCGCGCCGCACGAGCACGGTTTTATCGCCGGCCGATCCGGCATTGACCGCCTGCTCCTCGGCGCGCCCCAGGGCGGTCAAGGTTGTGGCGGTGCTGCCGGGCACGGCGTAGCCGCTGGCATTGGCCGCCACCAGCGATCCCGCATAGATCGTGGTCGCGGCGGCCATGGGCACCGCGATCAGCTCGGCGTCCTGGTATGGGGTGTTGCGATCAGCGGCCAGGGCGGTCATTGCAGTCCTCCATATTTCCTCAAGTCGTCAACGCTGTTGCCGAATATCGCCGAGACCTGTTGCATCTCGGCGTTCAGCGCCACGTCCGTGCCACCCGGCGGCTTGCCGTCCAGGTTGGAGCCACCGCCGATCACCGCCGGGGCCTTGGCCAGGAACTTCTCGAATTCGGCGATGCCGCTTTCGGTCTGGCACATGGCCTTGTAGTAGTCCTGCGTGGCGGGGACGATTTGGCCGGCGTTCAGCGCCTTGGCGATCAGCGCATCCACCTTCTCTTTCCGCTGATCGGTTTGCAGCGTCTGGAGCTGCTGCTCGGCGTTGGTGGCGCGGGCCAGGGCGGCGTCGTAGTCGCCGCGCGGCACGAACTTTTCCAGCGGCGGGGTTTCGGCGCGATTCAGCGCGGTGGCCAGTTCGGCGCTGGTGGTGGTCAGGCGCTGCCGGATCGCGGTGACGGCGGTCACGGCATCGCTGTCGGTGGCGGCCTCCGGCAAATCGAGCGCCCGACACAGGGCGGCGGGTAAGGGCATGGGCGATTCCTCGCGGTTGAGGGCTTTCATGGGGAGATTCGGTTGATTGGTGAGGCCAGCGCTGTTCAGCGCGCGGATGCGACCGCCGGTCTTTTCGTAGCTGAACACCGGGGAGAGATAGCGGTATTCGCGGTCGCGGATTTGCTGAGCCGCGCGGGGCGTCCACTCGACATGCCCCCAGATCGCGCCGTCCCGCACCTCCAGGCTGGAGATCCAACCGGCGGCGGGGGCGTCCAGCCCTTGCGGGGCGCGGTGCTCGCTGGCGTGCTCCCAGTCGATGACCAGCGACTTGCCGCGCTGTTGGATGGCAGTGACCAGGGCGGCCGGATCGTCCAGGGTCCAGGCGCGACCGTCGGTGCCGACGATGTTCGGCCCGGCGGGCAGCAGTTGCACCCAGTCCGGCGGGGTGGCGTCCAGGGCGATGTTGAGGGCGCGCGCAAGGTTCATGGGCCGCATGGTGCCCATCGCGCGGAGGGAGGGATATTAAAGGGCTTTAAAACCGATTTTGAGGCGGGTTGGCGCCGTTGCGGCGCTCAGGGTGATTATGCGGGCTTCGATCCCCGCCCGCAATCGCTCAGACCGCGTTTAAAAACGCCGTGGCGCGTTTAAAGATTTTTGGGAGGGGTAAGGTAGCGGCTGCTAGGGTTGCGCGCCTAAAAACGGCCTCTCACGCGGCCGGCTGGTCGAAAAACCGCCGATTTCGGCGCGGAAATGTCCCCGTTAATGGGATGAAATTTGAAAAAGTTGAGTGTTAAACCGGGGTTAGGCGTCATGCCGGCAGCAACCAATCGGCCAGCGCATCGAGGATCATCGCGCTGTCGTCATCCGACAGCCCAAAAATCTCGCGGCCAGGCAGGTTGATTTCGGGCCGGCCGAAGTGCTGGGCGGCGGCATAGATCAGCGGCGAGCCGAGCCGCAGTTCGTCTTTGGTCGCGGAGTAGTTCAAGGTCCCGCGCAGGTAGCCGTTCAAGGTCAGGATCAGATCCGGGTGCTTTTTCTTGCGCTTCTTGTAGTCCGGCGATAACTGCGCCCAGGGCGAGCCGTCGGGCGCGGTCTGGGTCGTGAAGCGCTCGCGGGTGCTGTTGAGCAACGCCTCGCCGATGTCGAGGAAGAACGGCCGCAGGTTGCCCAGGCGATCTTCGAGCGCGCGCAACCCGTCGCGGATTTCGCGGTCGTCGATTTCGATAGTGAGGACATCGGTGGCGCCGGCCATGGGAGGGTCTCTTGAGGTTTCGGGTCGTCCCGCGTAGGATACCACCCCGGAGCGTCGAAACTCCTTCGCAAAGCGGATTCCGCACCCGACAGACTTGCGGTTTTTTTGTGCCCCTCGATTTTGGTCGGGAGGGGGCGTGAATATGTTGAATAGCGCCCGCCGTCTTTGCGCGGTTTCGAACCTCCCGGCCGCCCTACTGCCTAGGGAATTTCGAAGAACGCAAAGAGGTAATACCCATGTCTCAGTTGATCCCCTTCAGCTTTGAATCGAAGTCCATTCGCGTCCTGAGTCTGGACGGCTCCCCCTGGTTCGTTGCCAAGGATGTAGCCGAGGCGTTGGAATATTCTTGGAAAGGAAAAGGCACCATCGGTCATGTTCCAGAAGAATGGAGGGGGATCTGTTCTGTCCAGACCCCCTCCGGCATTCAGGAGATGGCTACTTTGTCCGAACCCGGACTGTACTTCTTCGTCAACCGCAGCGACAAGCCCAAGGCGTTGCCGTTCCAAAAATGGGTTGCGGGCGACGTGCTGCCCTCAATCCGCCAGACCGGCGGCTACGTGGTGCATCCAATGCCCACCCCAGAGCCCCGGTCCACCCCGGAAACCGTGACCCTGACCAAGGACGAATACATCGACCTGCTCAAGGCCCAGATCGCCCTGAACGAGGCCCTGCCTCGGCGGCGGGCGCTGGAGGACGAGGAGAAGGCGGAAATCCTGGCGCTGCGCGATCAGGGCTGGACGCCGACCGCCATCGGCCGGCGGGTGGGCCGCCCCACCGGCAGCATCGAAACCTTCTTGCGCCGCGTGCGGCTGGGCTTGGAGGAAGAGTCATGAGCGGCAAGAGCGACGAGCGGTTCGATTTCATGCTAAAGGCCATGGAAGCCCTGACCGCGTTGCTCGACGAGGGTGACGTTCGCGGTCTGGGCCGGGCGGGCCGTCAGGCGATTCTGGATCGCATTCGCGCCCTACGGCCGGAGGAATTCCTATCCACGCCACCGGGAAGCGCCCAGATATTCCGCTTCCCGACCGCTCGGCGCTAAGCGCCATCCTGCCCCTTGAGCCCGAGGGGCAGGCATCACCCCAACCCCAGCGCCGCCGCCAGTTCCGCGAACAATTCAGCGGCAATCACGGGTTTCAAGAAATCGAGCACGGCACGCCCGACGCTGGGTCCCCACGCCGGCCGCTTTTGCTTCAACAGCTCCACCAGCTCGGTATTCTGGTTCGCCCCCGGCGCGTAGTCCCAGCCTCGATCCACGCCCTCCGGCACGGTGTATTCCTCGCCGGTGGCGGGGTTGACGCGGGTGACGGTGCGGTTGTAGGGGATGTCGGTGGTGGAGGTGACCGTGAGCCCATGTTTTTTCAGGTCCCGCTCGGCCAGGGTTTCGACGTAGCACTTGCAGCCCCAGCCGCACGGCGGGTAGTGCGTGGACCACCAGGGGTCGTCATGCCGCAAGATCACGCCGTCCCAGGCGAGGTGCTCCGCGCGCGGTACCACACTGGCCGGACTATGCCGATAGCGCCAGTAGGGGCGGCGCTCCGCGACCTCCTGCATTTGCCGATGGCGGCCGGCGGCGTAACTGGTGAAGAGGTTGGTGTCGTAGATGGTCCGTGCCCGCCACGCCCGGCCGCCCTGGCTGTCCTCGCCGGTCCAGCCGGTCCAGCCGCGCTCCGCGACGATGCGCTCGAAATCCTTGCGGAAGGTCTCGAAGGTCGTCCCGTCGGCGATGGCTCGATCCACCGCCGCGCGCAAATCGGCCAGCAAATCGGCCTGCATCGCCCCGGCAACCACGAACGCCCGGTCGTGGGCGGCGCCCAGCAGGTCGTCCCAGCGCTGGGTCGGGAGATTGAGCTTGGCGCGGAAGAAAGCCAGCGCTTCGGCAAACGGGAGAGAGCCGTAGTTAACGGGCATCGTCGGCTATAAGCCTTTTTGCTCGGATATAGAGGCAATCGGAGAAATGATCACCAATCCGGCCATCACAATAAAAACAGACTCGTCCTTCGTCGCACTCCGAACGGATATACGGGTTTAGATCAATAATCTCCGTCAAAACCGACTCTAGCGCGTCGATCCTATCCCGAAGTGCTTCTGCGTACATTACGGTTTTTTCACTCATGTCCCGCCTCCCAATACCCCGCTGCATCCGCCACGGCCAGCGCCTGCCCCATCAACTCGGCGAACGCCTTGCCGTCCAGCTCTGGATAGAGCCCCAGCAGCCGCTCCCGGAAATCCATCAGATCGCCGGACGCATTCAGCGCCGCGCGGACCGATTCGAGCAGGGCATCGAGGAGCGGGTCGGCCTCACGGCCCAGGCGTTCCACCAGCGGTTCGGTAGGATCAGCGGCGTCGGGCGGCGGTTGCGCGCGGTTCGTGGCGCGATTCATAGCCGGGATGTCCGGCGGGCTGTCCGCCCTAACCCCGAGTAATTTCGCGCCTTTCGCGGGGTCTGGCAGTCCCCATTTGTCGCGGATTACGCTTTGCTCGACTTCCAGCCCCAGCGGCACCAGCTGTTCCAGCATCGCCGCAAGCCCCGCCAGATCCTCTTGATCTGGGACATAGAACTGAATCTCCGGGTATGCGGCTTGCGGTCCGAAATTGAGGTCGATGAACGGCCGCACGAGCTGTTCATTGTTGGTATTGCTCAGTTCGCTCGCGTCGCCCTCCAGAATGTCGCGACGCACATCGCTGGCGTACTGCTCCCCGCCCAACTGGCCAGAGGTCGAGTCGGCGGCATCGGACCGGCCCAGCACCGCCTTGGAAATCAGCTTGTCCAGCCGGGCGGCCAGGCGCTCGAACAGATCGGCGCCCCCGGCGCCGGATGCGGCGTCCACGAAATCGATGCGCATCGAGTCCGGCAGCACGGCGGCGGCGTCCGAGCCCAGCCCGGACACGGCGGCGATCAGCGTGTCGATGTCGTCCTTACCAGCGCCGGGACCGTAGCGGCCCAACCGCAGCGGCATCCCGAACACCTCGGCGAACGCCAGCCAGTCCTCTTGCGTGAAGTTTCCGCACATGTACGCCACGGCCACTAGCCGCACCAGGCCGTTGCGGATCGGCAGGCCCATCTTGAGAGCCGGCTCGTGGACGATGAATCGATAGGGCGGCAGCGGGACGCCGTTGAAGGTGTCGGCATCGTCCAGCATCCGCAGCTCACGGCCGGTCACCCGGTCGTACGTAAAATGACGCGGATCGCGCCAGGCGTAAGCGCGGCGGATGCGATCCTGATCGCGCGGCGCCCAGGGCGTTTTGGTGGTGTCCCAGCGGATTTCGCCGACCGAATAGCCTTTGCCCAGCGCGTCCAGCAGCGCGGCCTGCAAGCGCCCGAAGGCCGGGGATTTGACCAGATGGGTTTCCACCGCGTCCCGCAGTTCCACGTCGTGCGGATCGTCGCTGGCGGCCTCGACCCGGCGCGGCAGCCCCAGCACCGCGCGCTTGCGCGTGCCGAGCACGGCGGCGTACTGCGGGCAGCGCTCCTCCATCTCTTCCGCGAGGGTGAGATAGGCGTGCGCATCGCCGTTGTCCGCCGCGCGAATGATGCTCGCCAGCCGGGCCGGCGTCAGTCCGGGGGCGACGCTGTCGGCGTAGCGGCGGCGCACCCCGGTGAGGCTGACGCTGGCGATTTCGCGGGTCAGGTCCGTCTTCGCGATGGGGCGGCCGTCGGGGCCGAGGATTTTCATCGTTTACCCACCCCAGAATCCGCCCCACCAGAGGATCGCGGCCATCACCATCACTTTGGCGACGGTGAATGCTCGATACTTCGGTACAGCGCGCGCCACTTTCTCCAAGTATTGACGGTCGTTGATGTTGACATGGGAGGTCAACCCGGAATAGCCGGCTAACGCCAGCCATACCACCATGATGACTTGCGGTGCGTGCATGGATCAGCCCTCCATCGCCGGCGCTTTCAGGTGACGCTCCAGCACGTAATCCGGCCCCGACTCAGGCCCCGGCACTCTCATGAGCGACTCCTCGATGGTCTCACCCCGCAAAAACCGACCATGTGGTTCCCCCATGGCTTCGGGGAATTGCACGTCCGACAAATCCGCGAACGCCTGCATCCGTTGGGTCGCGAGCCGCACCATGCCGTTGAGGATGGTCAGCGACTCGATGAGTGTTCCGAACGCTTGATTCAGCTTTTCGATCCGTTCAGGATCAATCCCTTCGATTTCCAGCAAAGCGCCTTGAATGATTTCATCGGTCATCACAGCATGCCTCGTGTAACCCCGTGGCGGGAAAAAAGGCTGGGGCGGTCGTCATGGCGTCGCCCCAGCCGGTCGTGGTCCCGATGCGCGGCGCGGAGCGGCACCGGGGTGTAGTCGAAAACCTCCGCCGGCTGCTGGCTGGCGTAGTAAGCCAGCGCCAGGGCGATGGCGGCATCGGCGTGGCGGGGCTTGCCGTCCGCGCCCTTGCCCTTGTAGGTGTCCGGGATGCGGCCGACGCCCTTGACGAGCTTGATGGCGCGCAGATCGTCGCGCACGTCCACATCGCGCGGGACTTGGATGGTCCCGTCCTGGAACGCGGCCTGGAACGCCGGCATGTTCGTGCGGTACCACTCTTCCGAGAGCATCACCGGTTCGACGCGGGCTTGGCCGTATTTCTGCCAGGCGGACTCGGCCAGTTGCTGACCATTGCCGCGCGCGTCGTTAGCGCCCTTTGCAAAACGTGGCAGGCGATCGAGCACATGAAACAGGATTTGCTCTTGCTGCTTGAACGGCACGTTGCGCAGCTCGACCAGAAACGGGCAGCGGCGGACCAGGTTGGATTCGACGGCGAGCGTGGCGATCACCGATAGGTCCACGCTGCGCCCGAAATCCATGCCGTAATGGTGCGTTAAATGCGGGTTTAAGGCGCTTAAAACGGGGTCGAGATAGCCCTCGATCCAGTCTTGGCAGTCGCGCCAGCGGCGGTGGTCGTCGTAGGTCGCGAACTCGTTCGAGCAGACCCAGCGCAGCACCGGCGCATCGTGCATCCGCGCCTCGATCAGGATGCTCGACAGGAACGCGCCCTCGCCGCTGGAGGGGATGACATCCAGCTCCTCGCCGCTGGCGTCGCCGTAGAGTTCGTAGACCTCCTCGACCCAGGCGGCCTCGGCCTTTTTGCTCCAGCGCTGGCCCATGCGGGCGCACACCCGCTGATACAGCCCTTCCTTAACCGCCTGCTTGAATTCGATGCGATGGACGCTGGCCTTTTTGCCGCGCTTGCCGGCGCGGGTGTCGTTGATGAGCTGGTTGAACGGATTATCGATGCCGTTGTGGGTGCTGATCACCCGCACCGATCCGCCCCAGATCAGCAGCGCCAGCGCGGCCTTGAGCAACTCGTCCAGCTTATCGTGGAACGCGGCCTCGTCGATGACCACGATGCCCTGTTTACCGCGCAGGTTGGTCGGGCGGCTGGACAGGGCGACGATGCGGAAGCTGGACGGGAATTTGATGGTGAGGGTCTTGATGTCACGGTCGCGGTCAGCCTCGTCGTCCCAGATGCCTTCCTCGATTTCACCGGCGGCGTAGTCGAAGGCCCGCGCCCACATCGCACACGCCTGGATGTACTCGATGGTCATGTCCAGGTTGTAGGCGATGTAGTAAGCGTTCTGGCCGCCCGCGTCGCGCGCGGAAGCCGCCGCGAGGACGTTGTCGGCGGCCTCACCCCAGGTCAGGCCGGTGCGGCGGGATTTCTCGGCGATCTTCAGCGGGCGCTTGTCGGCGATCCAGCGCTGCTGGTAGGGCAGCATCACCGGCGGGGTGGCGGCGCTGGCGGTGTTGGGGAGGATGAGGTCGGTCATTTTTTGGGCGACTGCTTCAATCTGCCCAGGCAATAGGCTCGTCTAGCCCATGGCGCCCACCCTGCCATCACCTTCAATAAATCACCGAAATATATACCGCGAGCCTCGTGGCTCCTGCCCAACGCCTCAAAATATCGTTTTCCAGCAAGTGGTCGCTTGGCCATGCTTAACCTTTGTTGACATGCCGCTTGCTTGCCCGGCGCTTTTTGCGCGCGGCACGGCGGGCGGCGGGCACGCCGGACCGGCCACGACGAGGCGGCGGTAGGGGCACAACGGGACGACTGAGGGCATCAAGCCAGCGCATCCAATTCCAATCGATCATGCCGCGATCCCCAGGATTTCCCGGCGAATGGCATCGGCGGATTCGGCGGATAGGCCGCCCTTGCGGGTGATCTTTTCGACGGCGGCGGCGGCGGCTTCGGTTCGTTCGCGGACCTGGCCGGCCCACTCCTTTTGCTTGAGCGACGCGCGCGCCAGGTCAGCCATGGCGTGGGCGGCGTTGCCCAGCAGCTTGACCCGCGCCCCCGCGTCTTCGGCGTCGTCGGCTTCCTGGAGGTTGACCAGCAGGTCGAACATCTCGGTCTGCACCAAGTTGAGGACGGCGGAACTGAGCGCGCCGGCTTCGTCCGGGACCGATTCCGCCAGCAGTTGCGCGGCTTGAGTGCTGGCCTTGATCGCTTCCAAACGGCGCTTGAGTTTCTGGCCGTGCTTGTGCAGCACGCTCTTGCTGATCTCGTAGCCTTGCGCTTCCAGCCAGTCGGATAGTGCCTCGTAACCGGCAAACGCGCCCTGGATCAGACGGGATTCGAATTCGCGCCGCAGCTCGTCCGGCAACAGCGCGACCTTGGAGGGCGGGGCCATCAATCGCCCCAGTATTTCGCCGGGCGGGCGATGCCCGGCTCGCATTCGATGGTGTATTCGGCGATGTCGGTGCCGTGCCGGGTGAGCTTGGCCCGCCATTGCGGACCGTCGCGGCCGTCCAGGTGGATCAACTCGCGTTCGGCGAGGTAATCCAACTCGCTGCGCAGCTCCCGAGCCGTCACGCCGGGAATCGAATCGCGGGCCGTGGTCAGGATCAAGGATTCGCCCGCGCCGAGCGGGCGGGCGGCATTGAGGGCCAGCAGGATCAGCCAGCGCAGGGTTTCCCGCCGGCCCTTCTCGAAATCAAGCGTGTGCATCGAGTTGCTCCTTGATCGGGCAGCGCGTGATGTCGCATTCCACCAGCCGTGTCACCTTGTCGCCCACCGCGTCAAGGCGATGAATGATGCCGACTTCGCGCCGAATGGCGTCGTCGCGGCGCTCATACTGATTCGGCAGATCGATCAGCAACTGCATCAATCGACGATCGGTCTCCGCGTGGCGATTCTCCAGCGCGACAAAGTTGGTCTGCCATTGTTCCGACGCATGTTTCCGCGCCTCTTCCGCCGCCGTGAATCGAGTGTCCAACCGCTTGTCGATTTGCGCCAGCAGCAGCCGGCCCATGGTGATTAGCAGCATCACCAGGGCAAACAGGCAGGTGCCGAGCACCCCCAGCCATTCGGCCGCTGTCATCGAGAGCGTCATGCTCATGCCGAATCCTCCGCCTCGGCTGGCCCCTCCAGCCGCGCGGCGTCGGCCCGGCGGTACTCGTCAAGCATCGCTTCGAGCTGCCGGCAGTACCGGTCCGAGCGCGACCAGCCCGTCCACAGCAGGCCAATGACGGTGGCGGTGGAGACCACGACCGGGATTCCCACGCCCACGATCACAACGGTTTCGATCATTTCGCGCGCCCCCGAATCAGCCGGTTTTTTTCGACTTGATGAGCTGCACCGCCGCCTCGATGGCGAGGTTGGTCAGCGAGTCGCCCACGGCTTCGACTTCCGTCTCGATCCGATCCAGCGCCTGCTGGCGCCGCTCCGCGCCGCTCAGCCCTGGGGTGAGCGCCGCATCGGCCACGGCTTGGAAAATCTCGGCCCAGCTCGTTGAGCCGATCAACTGCTTGATGACCTGGATCAACAGCGAAATCAGAATGCTTTTCATCAGAATGCCCTCTCACACACCATGCCGACGCTTTCAATCGCGTCCAGAACGCCCCCGCTCGACAAGCTGGCGGCGCACGTCTTCATTTTTGCCGCTGGCTGGCAGCTCATCGCTGTCGCGCATCCAGCGCCAGCGAGGGTCAGCCCAAGCATCACCACGACGCAGGTACGGGTCGTAAAGGATCGGCAGCACCCAGCCATCCCGCAGCTCCTTGTTGTAAACCAGGAATGTCGCCCCCTCCGGGGTCTCCATCGTCACGCTGAGCAAGCCGTTGCGAATGCAGCGTAGCCGCGGGTAATACCCCCCGGACGGCGTGACGCAGTCCACGTAAATCGCCCCGGCGGCGAAGGTAGGCCAAGTCCGAAAACGGTTGCAGATCCGCCGCCATAGACCGGTCGCGAGGTTCAGCATGAACGGCATCAGCACCGCCGCGACAAACAGCGGCGCCCAGTTGGCCTTGATGAACTGGATCAAAGCGTTGAAATCGAACAGGTCATTCATGGACGGCCCCAACGTTGTTCGAGAAATGCCGTGCGGCGACGGACCAGCCCAGGCATCACGCGCCCACCCGCTTTGCGGATTGCCGCTACACCGCGTTTCGCGCAAGCGTCATCGCCGCGCTTGAAGCACTTCAGCGCCGTGGAGCGCTGAAAGAGACCGCAGCCACCATTGAAAGCGAGATCCGTAAACGTGTCGAAAATGCCTTGGTTGATCGTTTCCCAGTCGAGCGCTGCGTTGACGCACTGAACCGAAGGAAGCAAATCCTCGACGAACAGCTCGCGAATTTCGGCCTCGGTGAGTTTTTTACCGACCTGGTAGTCGTCATCACCGGTGACCAGGTGCCCGCAGCCCGCCGTCGGCAGCCCCACTGGGTCGCGATACACGGCAACCCGGCAGCTTTCGAACTGCATGATCAGATCGACGCCGGCCTCGGACACCGTCATGCCACGATCCCCCACCTGCAATGCCACGGCGGCAGCGATAGCGGCGGCGCTCAGTTTGATGCTGAGCGATGAGGCGCGGGATTTGCGGGCCATGACCGTGGATTTAACCGATTCAGCGCGAGCTATCGCGGACTGGCAAAAGGCGTTACCAGGCCATGGATAGCGTGCTTGACGATAGCCCGCGCGGAATCGGTCAAATGGGGTTCCTCCTCGTGTGGAAAGGAGGATCACAAACCCGATTAAGAGGGGATATTAAGGAGGTTTATCGAGGAATTAACGGGGCATTCAGAACAAGCTGGGTTGCCGCTTTGCGCGCTCGGCGGCCAGAATCTCGTAGATCGTGACGATATTCAGGCCATAGCGCTGCGAGAGCTGGGGCGGGGTGACCCCTTTGCGGGCATGCTCGTGCCAGATTTCTTCGTTGCGAAGACGATTAGCGTATCGGGTTCCTTTCGGAATATAAAGCAGCCCACCGCCCAGGGCGGCGCGCAGGTCCTCGGTTTGTTCTCTCGCGATCGCCTCCGCGTCGGGGATGTCCTGCTTCCGCAGCCGCTCGAACAAGACGCTCGCGATGTCGGCGAGCTGCTCGGGATAATCGTCGGGCAGATTCATCGATCCCCCCCTCGGGTATTACGCGCGTTGCACGTCGAACCGCTGGCCGATCCCCAGTCGCACTTGCAATGCCCGCCGGCAATGCGGGCAGACGATCCGGGTTTGGAGCGGCGTGGCTTTGACCGGCAACACGATGACCCCCGCGCAGGCCGGGCAACTGGCCGTTGCTTTAGTCGCCTTGGACATGGCGTTCTCCCGTGTTTTCCGAGTGGGTGGTGCCCCGGAGTCTCTCGCTGAGCGCGCGGAATTGCTCGGGGGGCGGGACGCGATTGGGCCGCGTCTCCGTGAGGATTTCGCCGGTTTCGGTGTCGATGCGCACGCCGTTGGCGGCGACGATGAATGATGGGTCGGTGGCCAGACTGGCAGCGCTTTGCATCCCCCCCGTGCGCGCGCCGTTCCGCGCGTGGGCGCGCTCATCGGCCACCTCTTTCCGGGCGGCGCGGCGGTCCTCGGCGCGCTGATGCAGACCGACGATGATTTCCAGCAGGTAGCCATGGCTCTTGAGCGGTAGCGCGAGCCGGTCCCGGCCGTCCAGCATCTGATCGAGGGCCACCCGCCAGGCGTCCACCGGCGCGGGGTAGCATTGGCCGTTGCGCTCGATCTGGGCGGCGGTGATCATCGCCTCCAGCTCCGCCATGAGCCGCGCCGCGCGCCCCCAACTGAGCGCGCGTTCGGCCGGGCGAAACAGCGCGATGTAGCGCAAGAGCCGCTCGCTCAAGGACGGTGGAAGCCGGAACGCCGTGGACACGGCTTCCCGCGCCGCGCGGTCGGCCAGCAGCACCTCAATGCTGTAGGCGGCGCCGCAGCACGGACAAGTCAGGCGCATGGCGGCAGCAGCTCCCCGCCATCCAGGTTCGCCCGCAACGCCTCCACGGCGTCGTTCAGTTCGTACAGGAGGCCGCAGGCGATCAGGGCGTCACCGTTCTCGACATCGTTGCACCGCCAGTCCTCGATGACTTCGGCGGCGGCGTCGAGCAGCGCGTCCAGATGGGGACGTAGGCGGGGGTCAATGAGACTGCTATCCGCGGCGTGCGCGTCCATCGTCATCATCTTGACCTCGTCGAGAAATCGCTCTTCTTCGGTTGTCAGTTTCACGCGGCCTCCGGTGGGGTGGGTTCGGCACGGGCCTGGCGGCGGCGCTGGTCGATCATGAGCGCGGCCACGATTTTGCGGAGCTGGTTTTCATCGCAAAACCGCACGGTGGAAACTTTGCAGACCCGGCTCGCCACGCCGTCGGCGTAGGCCCAGGGGCGGCCGGCGTCGGTGAGTAGCGCTTTGATTTTGGCGACCAGCGCGGCTTTGCTGGCCGGGACCTTGCCCGGATTGCGGTGGGTCTTGGGTCGCCAGCCCAGCCGGTAGAATTCGTCGATGACGGCGCGGCGCTGCTTGGCATCCAAATCGGCGGCGGAGCGCTGGCCGGTGACCCGCGCCAGCAGGGCGCGGTAGGTGTCTTCGGTGAGGGCCAAATCGCGCCGGGCGATGTGGATGGCCTTGATCTCGCGGGCGCGAGGGGATTCGAAGGGGCTGGGCATGATGGCTACTCCGTGGAAATCTCGAAGGAGGCCATAATCTTCCCCAAAGCCGTCTTGTGCTCATCCGCCATCCTGAACAGGACCCGGTTGGCTTTTTTCTGCGTCTCGAAATCATCGGAGACCTTTTCGAGCAGCGATTCGCACCGTTCCATCAGGTCTTTGCTGTATTGAGCGAATGACAACAAGGCTTCCGCCACACGCCTGAGGTGATCGACGCCCACGGACGCTTCAGGCGGCGCGGAATCCAGGCCATTTTGCTTGCCTGACAGATCACGATCCGGCTTCGCCGCCGATCCGCTGCTTTTTGTTTTCAGATGCTCTTGATAGATGCGTATTGCGTCCGCGCGCGCTAAATAAGCGACCTCTCCTTGACTTATTTCAACCCCACTACCACGGATGCTCTTGGTAAATAACACCATGGGATTCCCATGCCGAATGTCGCATGCCGATAGTAATATTCTTAATGGCAGCATTCGACTACTCCCAAGAGCCCACATGATGTGGCTTTTTTCAAAAAGATAAATATGCCCTTTTCCAAAAGGCGTCTTCCCGAACACAGGCACCCCCCACGCCTTTATTTGCAGATCAATCGGCCCGCCATGCCTAAAAAACCCCATTTTCGTTAATATGGATGACGAGACAACACTTTCATCCAGTACGGCAATTTTCTGGCTTAGCACTTCCTCTTCAGGAAGACGGAAAAAACAACTATCATCATCACGTTCTTTCATGACCCCTTTCCTCCAGGCTGCTCATCAGTACCGGCGCACCACCGCCGGCAGACCGCCCCACCGGGGCGGTTTCGCGTTTAAGAGACCGATTCCAAGGCGGTTTCGAACGGGATCACGATGAATTCCTCGCGCTGTGTGATCGAAATCCCCTTGATGTTCGCCACGGTTTCCGGCTCAGTGAGGATCGCTTCCTTGTTGACTTCCTCCCGAGTGCGGATTAGCCGATCCAGACCGGCCATCCGCAGGTAGTCCAGCACGTTCTCAATCGCGCGGATGACCACCTTGGGCGGGGTCATCCGCCACTTGATTTCCCCGCTGGCCAGGTGCGCGTACTTGACCTTGCCGCCTTGGGTTAAGCGTTCGCGATTGGCTTCGCACCAGATTTGCACGCCCTTTTGCAGCTCCTTGATGGCCTCTTGATGTGGGGCGGCTTTCTTCTCCCAGCCTTCGCGAATCCGGGCCAGCTCGTCGTTCATCTGGGTTTCGATACGAGTCCGCTCGCGCTGGTGGACGCCGATTTCGGCGATGGCGGCCACCGCCTCATCTTGGGTCTGCGGCACCGGGTGCGGGGTGGCGTCCAGCTTGAGGCGGCGGGCGGCGAGGCTCATACCTCACCCCCGTTCAGCAGCGCCTTGCTGGGCTTGAACCGCACCCGACGGCCGGCGGCGATGGGGATCGGTTCGCCGGTTTTCGGGTTGCTGCCCATCCGCTCGGCGGTCTTCGCGACCGACAGCCGGCCGAATCGCCGCAGGTGAACCGTCTGGCCGGCAGCCAGACAATCCCCGATGGCGCGGGTCACGTCGTCCACCGCCGCCAGCGCGGCGCGTTTCGAGGGGTAATTCGCGGTTCGAACCAGCCGTTCGGCCAGTTCCGCGCGATCGATCACAGGGGTTTCGGTGGTTTCAGGCATTGCTCAGTCTCCACGTTGGGGGGATACAAACAGGTAGCCGGCGCAGCGGGCAAAGCGCCCGATTTGGCCCATGTCGCGATTCATGGCGCATTCCGCGACGATCAGGAACACATCCGGCAAATTCTCCAGCTCGCCGGCGGCGATGCGCGCCTTGATGCGGGCGATGCTGTCATCGCGGTGCCGTTGCCGCACGGCGGCGGCATGGGCGGTATAGTCCGCGCGGGCGCGGGGTTTGGGCGTCTCAGCCATGGGCGGCCTCCAGGTGCAGGGGGAATTCAATACCGTCCGGCGCGGGCGACTCGCGGCGCTGGCGGCCCTTGGGCGGTTCTTGCACATCGGACGGACACGGCCCGAACACGATGTCGTTGTACCAAACCAAGTCAGGTCGCGCGGATGCCAAATAGGTCGGATGCCGGTAGATAAACCGCCGCAGATCACGCGATTTAATACGAAAGAACTTGCGGCTTGGGGAGTCTGGCCGCAGCGCCTTGGCCGTTAGCAGCCCTTGTTTGATCCAGCGGGTGACTGCCGTGACGCAGACCCCCAGCCCCACGGCGATCTCTTCGACGGTCAGGTCCTCGCGCCACGCGCCCACCGGCTCGCCTTTCTGTCGTAGCTCGCAGCGACGGTTGGCGATGGTCTTGTCGCTGCGCCAAGGCAATCCCGCCACTTTCAAGCGCTGGGCGATGCACGCGGCGGGTTCATGCCCCCAGCGCACGATCATCCGATCATCCTCCGTCGTCCAGCGCACCTTTTTGCCGGGGCAGACCCGGCGCAGGGGCGACAAGCCCAGATCCTTTCTGGCTCGATCCGACAAGGAGGAGCGGCCGATACCGGTCTCGCAAGACAGTTTTTTGAGCCCGCCATGGCGCCGTTCGCGATAGACCCGCCTGATCGCCTCGTCGATGACGGGCGTCCATTCGATGCGTGATTTAGCGGGCATGGCATTCCCCCCTTTTGGGTCGCGCTTGGCGGCGCAACTCCGCCCCTTGGTATCGGGACGCATAGATCCAGTAAGCGCCGGAGGCGTCCTGTCCGCGCTCCGCGCAGACCCAGTCGAATGGACCGGTGCCGGTTTCGATCACCGGGCGGGGGGACTGGGCATCGAGGGTCACCCGATGCACCGCGACATGGAGGCGTTGCAGTTCGCGCACCACGCGGCGGGCGATGGTCAATTGATCGTCGAGACGGGAGGTCATGGCCGGCCCTCCCCTTCGCTCAGCCCGCCGTCGGACAGTTCGGCGGCGCTGCGGGCGAGGTCCCAACCGGCGATGCCGCGCCCGGCTTCGGGCGTGAGTTCGGGCGCGGGCAAATGCTCCACTTCCGTAATGTCTTCGAATATGTGTTCGGGCGCGGGTGGGGTCGTCGCCGGCCGCTGGCCGATGCAGGCCGTGGCGATACCCAGCAATCGCTGGAGGCACAGCAGTTCGCGCTGGGGCAGCCGGAACGGGCCGATGTCCAGCCAGGCGCCGTTGGGGGCCAGGTACAGTTCCACGCCCACGCTGCCCTGCACGTCGCGCTGCGCGGCGTTGATGCTGCCGACGTAAAACGGCCGGGTGGTCACGGCGTATTCGGCGCGGATCGCGGCGTCGGTGTGGTCCCAGTCGTCGCCGAAGGGCAGATCCGCATCGTCGTGGTTAACAATCACTTCCGCGTTCATAAGTCCCTCTCGATTTGCATGATGCGCAAGGCGGTGAGTAGGTGGCTGACCAGGGTGAGGACCTGAGCGGCGTCGGTGAGCAGGTGGTCACCCATTTGCACGTTGTTATCGGCGGTGACCCAGACCGGCAACGGGGCGATGGTGGACGAACCGTCCAGCGGGTTGACCTCGGCGGCGGCGATAGTGCCGACCAGGCAGTCGCGCGGCGGGAGGGCCGGCGCGGCAGGGGGTTGAACATCGAACAGCGCGGGGGTTTCGCTCATGGCTGGCCCTCCACGATGAAGGCGCCACTGGCGGGGTCGTGGCGCCAAGTCCCTTTCACCGCCGTGGCCAACCGCGTAAGCGCGTCGGCGACATCGACCATGGGGGTGTGCTTGGGCAGCACGACCTGGATAGTCAGGGCGGCGACGGGCACCGCTTGAGGCGGTTCCTCCATGAAGTGATCGATCAGACGTTCCTGCCAGGTATTCGCCCTGAGCGTCAAGGCACCGTAAAGTCTGATTTCATTGCAATCATCAATCATATCAGTGCCTCCCGTCGCGCATGAGCGGCTGCGGCGATTGTTCAAGGCCGTTGATCATGCTGTCCACGAGATTCCGCACGCACTCCAGGCTGATCGCATGGCCCAGCACATCCAGGGTCAGGCACAACACCCCCGCCACGGTGGCATGCACATCGGCTGGGGGCAGTTCTTCGAGAACGCGATGAATGGAACGGATCGCGTCGGCTTGTCGTTCGTTGAAGATTTGAAGGCTCATTTCAATTCCTCTGGGTGCTGCTGGCACAATGTCGATTTCGACAGGAGCAAGCACATGAAAAACGTGGTGGTTAGGACTTACGCATTGACAGGAGGTTGGAATTGTGGGTTGAGGTGTCCCAAGTTGGGGGCGAAGGCTTTAATAAACGCGGCAATCACCTCATTAAACAACTCACGCTGCAAACGATAACAATTACGAATCACATCGGTAGCCTGTAGTCGTTGCAATT